CCAGTTACAGTAGACGCTGCACCCTGCGCGCCGGTCGGGCCAGTGTTGCCGGTAGGTCCGGTTACAGTAGACGCTGCACCCTGTGCGCCGGTCGGGCCAGTGTTGCCAGTCGGGCCAGTTACAGTAGACGCTGCACCCTGCGCGCCGGTCGGGCCAGTGTTGCCGGTAGGTCCGGTTACAGTAGACGCTGCACCCTGTGCGCCGGTCGGGCCAGTGTTGCCAGTCGGGCCAGTTACAGTGGAGTCTGCACCGGACGCCCCGGTCGGGCCAGTGTTGCCAGTCGGGCCAGTTACAGTGGAGTCTGCACCTGACGCCCCGGTCGGGCCAGTGTTGCCGGTTGGGCCAGTTGCGCCTACAACCCCACTATTCCCAGTCGGACCAGTCGGACCAGTAAAGCCAGTAGGGCCTTGTATACCTGCGGTTCCAGCAGAACCGGTAGCACCCGTAGGACCTGTATTACCAGAAACGCCCGTAGGACCAACATTTCCCTGCGCGCCTGTTGGACCAGTCGGGCCAGTCGGGCCAGTCGCGCCCTTTGAACCGGTAGCACCGGTTGACCCGGTAAATCCAGTTGTTCCTGTTTCATTATCATCTTCCTCATAAAGCAGATCGAGAACCTGCTTCACAGGACCACCATGATAATATTGATCGAGGTTAGGTTTCGGTTGAGGAAGGGACATCTTGGTCTCGCTTCACGAATTGACCTTTAGCATTACGTTCGAGAAGCGCTGACGCGATCCTCTCGTTATCTGTCGGCTTCTTTTCAGCCGGCGTCTTTTCATCTGCACGCCCCGGTTTCCACGCAAGGTCTTTTGGCGAGTTCATTATATAAGACGCCCCGCGCATGAATTGTCCCTCTTGCGGCTTAAGGGCTGCTTTAAAAGCCGCAAGTCCTGACATATCCTCATTGAAATGGCCGGGACGATCACGTGCCATTTTACGGCCCCGTTGCACCTGTCACGCCGGTAGCACCAGTAACGCCGGTCGGACCAGTTGGTCCAGTATCACCATGCACACCAACAGGACCGGCTGCACCCGTAGCGCCGGTCGAACCAGTCGGTCCTACCGGTCCGGTAGGTCCAGTCGGTCCCTGTGGACCCGCAAAGCCCATATCACCACTCGCTCCTGTTAGACCAAAAATTCCTACATCACCGGTCGGACCGGTATGACATAACGTCAAGACCCAATCCGCCATTTGATTGGTAACACCACCGGGATAATATTGATCCCATATTGGTTTCGAAACCATTATACATTATCCCACTCCCGGCGCTAATCCTGCATGGGGGCCGGGTGGATGGCCAACCAAATTAGTTTGCGGAGCCATACCGCCGCCTGGACGTGGCGGCTGATTGCCCTGTGCCTGGGCCGCGCGTTGTTCTGCCGGGTTACGTCCTAAATCCATTTCCGGATTATTTGTTTCCCCGCCCCCTGCTGGCATTGTCCCTAGATGCGTCGGATTACCCTCTGGGAGGTGGGCTTGCATAGCAAGTTCACCCGCAGTCAATTCTGTAGTAATACGCTTCACGCCAGCTTCCACGCCCGCCTGAACGCCCTGTTCTACGCGCTGTATCATCGGCGCGTTCGCAGCAGTTTGCTTTTCCTGCTGGACCATCTGGTCCAATACTTGATCATTCGGAACTACGTTCTCGCCGTCCACCGCCAATGTATTCGACACGTTCCGGAGCAGAACACCACGACCCTTGAGGCCCATGATTTTCATGTCGGTCGGATTGTTGGTAGCCTGCAAGAACTCAATCTGACGTTGACGTACCGTCTCACGCTGGATCGCAACCGTGACACCTTGGACGCTGATTTTTTCTTCACCGGTCAACAGACCAGTGGTATCAGTCAACATAATGAGGTCCGTAAGTTGCATCAGACACGGTTCCATAACATCGCGGTCGATATTCGCCGAAACTGTCTGTAGGATTTTCGAAGCGTTACCCATCAACATGGCAAGACCGGACGCAGTACGTCCTGCCCCACCCGATGCCCCGCTGCCACCGATATATTTTGGAATAGCCGATATCTCATCAGCTATCTCAATCAAATCTTTGTAGACCTGCATGAGGGCTGCCGAGTTCGAAGTCGGCATGAAGAAATTAACCGGCGGTTTGCCATTGTTGGCAACGGGATCGGAGCGCGTATGCCATCGCTTCCACGGATATAAATTGTCATTGTCCTGGCCGGGAGTAATCCGGTCATCTTCGACTACAACTTGTGGACCGGACGATATTGAAAGATTGTTGATCAACGCCCGTAGGGTGGCGTTCGCGCTTTCCTGCACATCATTCAGAAGATCAACAAGAGAATTTCCAATCGGCGAACCCGGAGTTTTCTCATACGACGTAATGAAATAAGGATTGCGCTGGCGTGGCGAAGGAGAAAGATGACACTTAATAACATGCGACCCGACGCACCACACTTGCACATGATAATCCCGCAATTCATCTGGCACAGCGAGACCGTAATCTTGGAGGATGCGGCCTTGGATATTACCGTTGAACTCCATCATAGAGAGCATCATTGATCGGTTCCATGCCGGATTTTCTCGGCTTTCCAGAACCGCACGTTCGGCATCGGTCGTATCCCAGTTATCGTACAGACCGCCGCGGCCATATTCGTCGAGTACCGCGCGAATTTCTTCCTGATTGTAACCGGGAAGATCGAGCAAATCATTCAGTTCGGCGCGGGTAATGCGCAACTTCTCAATGGTATTTGCGTTTTCAATATCGGAGACACCCGGAGTAAACCACAAATCAAACGGCGACACTCTATTCCACGTCAACGTCGGCTTCTGCACAACAGTTGGAGCCCCACCATTCGGAGGCCATGTAACGGTCGGGATCACCTTGACCACCGGTCCCTTGACGCACGCGAACGGAAATAGAGGTAGGTCAATTATGAACTCAGCGAGCGCCGTGTAAAACCCACCCGCGCGCAAGATATCTTCAATTTTGTCTTCACTAATACGAGCCTGCTCCGCGGCCTTCCGCTTGGCGGCATCCTCGGCACTCTGCATCAACAGGTCTTTTCGTTTCTGCGTGTCGCTCGGGGATGGTTGTTTCCCAAGCTGCTGTGAAACTAGCGCAGCCTCCTGCTGCATAAGCTGCGTGATCGCCTGGATCACGCCGGCCGGTATCTCCGGATTTGACGGAGGACGGATTGCCCAGGTCTTTTCTTGTGCGAGATAAATATCACGGAGCAGCGAACTGGCAGCACGGCACTTCTGCGCGATTACGCGGGCATAAACCTCGGACCCGCCCCACATGCGAATTTGCTGTAGCTTCGTCGCATCGTATTGACCGTTGAATGTTCGAAGTGCTACAAGCAAGCGTTCAGACCACCCATTCACGGTATTGCGATGATTACGAAAAATCTCAAATTGGCCCTTGATATACGAGACAAGTTCCACGGGAGCTTGTTCCTGTGGAAGCTGCATGGCAGCTTTGTCTTGGGCCTGCTGCGAGAGTTGCTTTTCAAGTTCGGCCGGTGGGATGACTTGCAGAACTCCACTTTGGCCGAGGCCAGTATCTGCCATGGAAATGCCTCAAAATTCTCGCTAATGCTCGGCGGAAGATACGATCCGAATGTTGACGGTTCGTTAACATATCCGGGTGCTAACAATGGTTATAACGCCCCGAGGTTTACAAATGAGTGACCTTGTTACCGTGGCGGTAAGTCCGCCCGCCCTGCCGGAAAATTTCTCCATCCCGCAGGCCGCTGCGCTTGCCCGCGATCTCTCTATATCAATGTATGATCGCGAAGTCATTTTGCGAAAACACCGTGTCACCGACGCACAATGCAAAGTTCTTGAAAATAACCCCTACTTCATCAAGCTGTTAGAGCAAGCCGCTGCCGAGTGGAATTCGCCGCGCAGCATCCAACAACGACTTGCATTGGAGGCAGCAGTTGCGCTAGAAGGAGTTCTCCCAGACGTAGTCGCGCGCATGAGCGCCAAAACGGAGCCGTTGTCAGGTGTCGTCGAAGCCGGAAAACTCCTCACAAAAGTCGCAGGGATCGGAGAAAAATCTGCACCTGGACCCGCAGGGGAGAAGTTCACTATCACTATTGACCTTAGCGGTGGCGGCGGCGAAAAGCAAACGTTCGAAAAGACGCTTCCTCCGGTTATTGAAGCATTTCCGGTACAACCATTCGCCGAAGGGGCGGCAGCGCTCCTCGACCTATATACAGAGCCTGAAAAACCGGGAACGAGTGACCCGATATCTAAGGACCCCGAAGGGACGAGAAACCCACCATCGGTATAATATATCAGCGAAAGGCCGCCAAAGAAACCGTCGAGTTAAACACAACCGGAGACAACACAATGCCCAAGACCACCGCTGAACTTCTACGTGATGCCGAAGAAATAATCCGCCGCAAGAATGCTGAACTCGCTGGCAATCGCGCCACCATTGCTTCTCTCCACCGTGAGAATGACACAGCCGAAAGCATCCGGACGCGCATTTATGAAATATCCGCGCGCGATCCCGAGCCACCGGCATGGGTGGGAGGGAGAGGTGGGGCTTCGGGTCACCGTGGATGCCCGGTAACTATATGGTCAGACTGGCACTGGGAGGAAAGAGTAATCGCCGCGGAAGTCGCAGGTGTTAACGAATTTAACCCTAAAATCGCCCGAAATCGGGTCAAAAAGCTCGTAAATACAACAATTGACCTAAGTTTTAACCATATGGGGCGGGCCCCCGTCAAATATCCCGGAGCGGTAGTCTGCCTAGGCGGTGACATGATCACAGGTGATATCCACGAAGAATTGCTGGCTACAAATGCTCAAACTCCGCAGGAAGCTATCGAGGACGTTACCGACGCGCTCTGCGGAGCGATAGACGAAATGGCCACGAAGTTCGGCAGGCTGTTCGTACCGTGTGTGGTAGGAAATCACGGGCGCTCAACCAAAAGACCCCGCATGAAGGGGCGGGTGTTCACAAGCTACGAGTGGAACATCTACTGCAATCTCAAACGACACTTTGCCAAAACCAATTCCATACAGTTCCTAATCCCAGGAGAAGCAGATGCATATTTCAGTGTCTTTGGACATCGCTACCTCCTCACTCACGGAGACAGTCTCGGTGTTAAAGGAGGCGACGGCATTATTGGAGCAATGGGTCCCATCATGCGAGGCGCAATTAAAGTTGGACGTAGCGAAGCCCAAATCGGAAGGGACTTCGATACTATTGTCATGGGCCACTGGCATCAGTACCTTGCGTTCCCTGGTGTCATTGTCAACAACGCGCTCATCGGATACAACGAGTACGCCCGGCTCGGTCTCCGAGCGCCCTATAGTAGACCTTCACAAGCTCTTTGGTTTACCCACCCGGAACACGGGATCACCGCCCACTGGCAAGTCTACTTAGATGAAAAGCGAACGGCAACGGGCGAAAAAGAATGGGTCGGGTGGCAAAAATAAATGTCTAATCTCCATTATATAGCTCCTCCGACATGCGCCAGCTTCATGCGATCAGCCGCGTTCGGCAGAATGATCGCCGGCCCTGTGGGTAGTGGGAAGACCACGGCCTGCATCTTTGAACTTCTTCGCCGAGCCACTATGCAAGCACGCGCAACCGATGGATATCGATATACACGCTTCGCGATAGTGCGACAAACTCTCCAACAACTCAAAGCAACTGTCCTTAAAGACTGCGAGACATGGCTACAAGGACTGGGAGTGTGGAAAGTATCTGAAAGCACATTCCATGTGATGTTCGACGATGTGCGATCAGAGTGGGTTTTTATCCCACTGGAAGACGCAGAAGATCAGGCGCGTTTGCTATCAATGCAACTAACTGGCGCGTGGCTTTCGGAAGCTATTGGTATGGACTTAAATATTCTCGGACCAGTAAGCGGACGCCTTGGTCGATATCCGTCCGGCCAGAAGGGAAATCCGAGTTGGTACGGTATCGTAGCCGATACAAACATGCCAACTGAAATGTCCGACTGGCATACATTTATGGAGAACATGCCACCAGATTGGCAGAAATGGATACAGCCCTCGGGTATTTCGCCCAATGCCGAAAACCTAAACTATCTTTTGCAAACCGACGCAACGATAAAACTTCCTATCGATCATCCCGTGCGCCTCGCGCAAGGGCGAAAATATTATGAGCGCTTTGTTGAACAGGAAGGCGCGGACAGCGACTGGGTGAAACGCTTCGTGTACGCACAGTACGGCGACGACCCAAGCGGCATGGCAGTATTCAAGAACACCTTTCGCAGCGACTTTCACGTCGTGGATGACACGATGCTCATTCCAGGATATCCCCTGATCATCGGGCAAGACTTCGGCCGCAACCCATGGAGTCTGATTTGTCAGTTCGATCACCGCGGCCGGCTACTCGTACATCAAGAAGTTCCCGCAAAAAACATGGGCCTAGAAAAACATGTCAACGAAAACCTTCGGCCAATTCTCCTTAGTCCGCGTTATCTCGGTTTCAAAATCGCAATGGTCGGCGACCCTGCGGGAGTTGCAAAAGGTAGCATCGCCGAAGAAAGTTGTTTTGACGCTCTTAAACGCCTGGGACTTCCAGCCGTTCCCGCACCCACTAACGATATTGAACCTCGTCTTCGTGCGGTCGAAGCCCTTCTGGGACGCCAGATCGGAGGGAGCGCTGCTATATTGTTTTCTCGAAGAGGTTGCCCGTGGCTCTGTCGCGCAATGGCGGGTGGTTATCGTTTTACCCTCAACAAAAAAGGTGCTGCCAAACCAACACCTGACAAGGATGACAAAGAGGGATTTTCTCACATTGCTGACTGTCTCCAATACGTCTGCCTTGTGGTACACGGCAACATGATCGGATATATAATGCAGCAGCTTCGCCCGAATGTGCGAACTGCACCACCGATGCCAAAAGGGGGATGGACTTAACGATGATGGCGTCTGAAAGCCGCTAATCGTATGCGCCGACGCCGCACCCATTTCTGAACTGTCTTGCTCTCATAAATCAAGATCGCGTAATACACGGCCGGAACAAGTGACACGAACCACGGCAGCAAGCCGGAAAGTGTTCCCAACAACGCGCCCATAGACGCCACATGCGGCGTGGCGTTTGATGGATCGGGTACATAGTCGTGGAGCGACATGGGACACCTTTCCCTATTGGGGCACAACACGGTTAAGAAATCTTATCCTCTGCGGTAGGGCATTGTTCTACCAGCAACATTTTTTCCTGCAACTTTCGCCGAATTCCCCTGAGTTCCTTAAGAGAAAGGTCGGCCATATCAATAAAAATTTTACGTGAGGGGTCATCCACCGCCAGGCCACACTTTTCAATGATCGAGACTTCCGCGTCGAGCCCACGCAACAATTTAATCCCGTTCACTGCTCCTTCCAAAACGTCCATGAAAAAAGGTCGTTCGACCTTCCGATCAAAACACGCCAACACCGCCAGGGTAAAGACGACATAAAGTTCTTGTGCAGGGATAGCAGTACTCGGATCAAGACCACTAATCAGTGCGGCTTCATTCAGAGTCGGGTTCACCGGCATGAGAAGCCCCGTTGAGTGTATGCAGCATTTTAGTTTTCACATCCGAGGCTATGTGATATCCGCCACCCCAAATAGTCTTGATCACAAACTCCGGATCGAGTGTCTTGAGTTTCTTTCGGAGCTTGCAAATGATCACGTCCACCATTTTCGGGTCAGTGGATTCCAATTCTATCGGCTGGTGCGCACGCTGCGCCCGCTGTTGTTCAATCACATGGTGAAGTTTTTCCTTCTCCACGCGGTCGTGCCGGAGCAGCACTACCACAAACCCCGCTTCCAGCTTCGTCAACTTGAACACCTGCCGAGCATGGAACAGAAGATCGCTATCCGTCGGCGCACGCGCCGTGGGTACACGGTCGGCCCGTTTGGCCGTAGGCGGCCAATCCGCCTTCGGGATTTCACATATAGCCCCCATATCGAGAGCATTTTTCAGGGAAAAATATACATTTTCAGCCGGAAAGGCCAAAATACGCGCAATTGCGCAGACCGGAATACCTTCATTCGCCGCATTGACGGCGACCGTGTCTAGATGGGCAGGAAGACCTTCGACTGGGGCGTCCATAGGGTTCCTCTGGGTTACCCTACGAAATTATGACCACAAACTTAATGAAATGTAAAGAGGGCGGGGTGGTGGGGACCGCCCAATCCACCCCATACGGCCCGGCGGTAGTTAGCGCACGCTAGCCGCGACGGACGATCCCCATCACGATGCTACCTTGCGAGGGTTAATAGCCAGTGCGCGCATGATCTTCTTATCACTGCGGTACGGATACTTTGCCAGACCAGGGGCCAGGTTTTTCAGTGGCGCTCCCTCGATTTCATCAACGTGCCCATCGATGTAGTCATTGTAAGTGCCGTACTGGACCCCTATCTCCTCGGCCTTGGCCCGCTCTGCGGTGTTAGCCCAAACATGAGCCTCGTCGTAACTCATTCCCAAATGCGTGACTAACCACCACTCCATACGTTCGTGTGCAGCCACAACAGGACGTATATCAACAACACGCCCACCGAGATTAACGCGCTCATACTTAAGACGGTGATCCCCATATACAGGATCACCCTCGCAGTGTATGCCACCCACGTAAGGCACGTGATACTTCGCCACAAACTCATATGGCTTCTCCATCCACCGCCGGAGAGCAGGATGCGCCCCGTACAGTGCTTTCAGGCGGGCACGGGAGTAACATTTATTGTCTATACTTCCGGCGCTCATGTCAGATCAACTCCCTGGATCGGAAAATCCACCGTCGAACTATACCCGCCATAGTCTTTAGATATGGCGCTCCCCACCCCGTTCCCGATTACTGTACTATCGAGCGGCGGATACACACTCATGTTCCATTTTTTATCGTCCAACTGGGACAGCTTATAATTGAACGCATACGCCGTCTTCACGATGTTCAACGCGCCAAAGATAAATGACGGTGGCACCGCGCCCATATAGATTATCTCAGCCGCCTGCTGCTCGAAGAAATCAAATATGCTCTCGAAATGCGGTAGCGGCAAACTGAACGTCGTACTTGGAAATCCCAAGTCCCCCGCCGGATCGATGGCGGCGCACAGGGCATTGAAACTCGCCGCCATGCCGTTCCAGTCCGCCATCCAGAGGTTTACTGCCTTCGTAATCTGGGTTTTTATCGGCACGAGGTTCTTTCCCGTCAAGCGATCAGTCGGGATACCTTTGACCACATCGAATAGTGGTTTTGTCCGCGGGCCCGTGGGATTAGTCGTCCCATCGCCAAGGTTCTGTATCGTCTTCCAGAAATAGTTAGAGGTAAAACGAAATCTCCCCCACGCCACATCCGGCACGCCGTTACGTATGGCGTCTTCTAATGAGGTAAACCCAACCGGCGTAACCGGAATTTCCGGCTGTGTGTCTATGGGGAGAATTTTGATCACAGAATATATTTGTTTCCGCACCCACCCCGGCCCCCACACGCCGTCCAGGAAGCTAAAATAAAACGGCGTCTGCCGCGGGACATACCAGAACCACGGCAAAGACGTATTAGATTTTTTGGGAAAATGTATGCGTACCAGCGTGTCCGGCATCCCGAACTCGCGATAGACGCCGTCGGCACCCCGGATATCGACCATGACGTTTACCGTAGCGGTAACTTAGACCTTCGCGGCTACCGACTGCGCGGCCTGGGCCAGTTTCGCTTCCGCCGCCGCCAGATCGGCTTTCACGGCGGTAATCGCGTACGCGCCGTACAGATAGCCGACAAGCGTCCCGACAACCCACACAATCGTAACTACCAGAAGTCCATCCATGACAGTCTCCTACTGAATTTCCCTGGGAAGAATATTACACACATCATTCGTCGGCAGGATAACATACAACCCGGAACCCTGCAAGGTGCCAACAAGAATACCTTTCACTTGCCCCTGCGCGTTCAATGCCCCCGATCCACTCGACCCAAAAAACCCCGCCCCCTGGACCAACGCAGACACTCTCCACATGAAATGCTCACCGACCGGGGATGCCACTACGCCGGTTGTCTCGACGTACTCGCCGGCCGGCCATCCCTTGAAGGTAAGAGGCTCGCCAAGTTTCAGTGGTTCACATGACACCTTCGTCGGCTGGAACGGTATGGTGCCGAGGGGAGCTTCTTTAAACTTGCCCTTGTCGTCATCGTCCCGCTCCTGCTTCGTGGTCTTCACGAGGGCCTTGTCCAACCGCAGCAAACCATAATCACGCCCCGGCGTAACAAAAACCGGCAAAGCGGTATACTTCTCCACGCTCTCGTTATCCTTCCGCTCTGGGTTTGCCTTGGAGACAAACAAGTCAGATTGTTCCACACAGTGTCCCGCGGTAAGAACATACCCATGCCCAAGATATACTCCCGAGCAGTTCTCGACGTAGACGGGTTCCGATTTTGCGCGCGACGTAAGAATGACGCTAAACAAGATCAACATGAGTAAGAGGGTCAAATAACCCCAACATCTGGCAGGCATGACGTGCTCCACTTGCGTTCACTATACGTTTCAGAAAAGTCGGATAGTCGGATATTATCCGTCGTCCGATTAACAAGGTGTTAGGATCGAGGCGGCCACGCCAGCCAGTAGTTATAGAACCTGCGCCAGAGTGACACCTTCTTGGGTTTTGGTAAAGTGAAAAACGAGTTGGCAAGGTCGATTTGTTGTTTCACCTTTGGAGGGTATAGGTTCGGCTCTTCGGTATAGCCGGGGGCCATCGTGGCTACAACGCTGGCGGGCCTTTCCAGTTCCGGAAACTCCACCTTGTTGAGGGCGGCGATACGCCGTTTCGATAACCGCTTTGACGCGGCGCGACCTTCGCGTTTTTCGCGGGCAGTCTGTTTCTCGATTGCGTGGTTGATCATTGAGGGCATGGGGGTCTCCTGGATTGGGAGTTAACAGGATATTAGGGGGATATTACCAAAAGATTAACATTGGTTTTTCTAGGACCCATATTTCTGAAGGGGGCTTGCTTCGCGCGAGGGGGCCGCGGCCGGCCATGGTCCCCGTCCGGGTCGCCAATCCCAGACAGGGCCATTCCCAGTCCACCTTCCCACCTTATATTTACCATGGTGGGATTTCTCCCACCATGGTTTATTGCAACCTTAGGCCTTGGTAACGTTCAAGCTGACCTTGGTGTCGGCGATACGGACGAAACCGCCGGAGGTATAGAGCAACGTCGCTGCCACCTTGGAGGCGTCAAACGGAACCTTCGCCTTGTCGGCTTCCTTACGAGCTTTCTCAATCGCTGACTTGCTCTGAAACGGTGTCGCAGCAAGTTCGATAGTGAGGGTAAGCGTGTTACCTTTGAGAGTGCCGTTCATGTTACTGATCCTTTAGTTGTTGCAATCGAAACCATTTCCGATCACATTTCGATGCCCTCGCCGCGTCGCGCCGTTAAATTTTGTTAATGATTTACCTTACCGCGTCGTAGCACATTACAATTTGTCCATAAAGGTCACGTAATCACACATTACCATTTGTCCATATTTCCAGAGCAGGTGCAACAAATTTCCAAAGCAGGTGCAGCATTGTAATAAATCGTGGTCTATCATAAATATCAATACTTTAAATGGTTACCTATTGAAGTTTACCATATTATCCACCACCCTATCCGCACAAAATACCCCCTATTTGCAAGCTATTCGCGCGAATTGTTCTCCAACCTTTTCAAAGGCATAAGGGTTATTCGCTTATTCGCAATGGTTAATTTCGAAGAAATATATAAATGGTCGTATGCCCCCTTATTCGCATATTCGCATTTATGGTGTCCTGCGTTGCTACCTTCACACATAAATACAACCGCTGGTATGCAATATAGGTTACTTTTGGTTGAACATATGACCATTATAGTGTTCGTGCCTTCAAGGTGGCGCGAATAAGCGAATAACCCCTATCCCTTTGAAAGGTATCACATTTTACGCGCGCGAATAGCCCGCAAATACTCTCTCAACTCAACGAATAAACGGTCTATCATATAAATCAAATACTTAGCTGTAACTTATTGATTTATATAAATTATTTCTCCTATCTGCATGATTTTTCAATGATACTTGCGAATAATTCCCAACAACCGCATTGCAGTTCCTGGTCTGTACTACCATGTCCAGCATTTGTATACATATCGTGGACAAGATGCATTTGTATATAGTAAATGGCGGGCGCGACCCGGCGAGGTCGCCGGCTTTTGCCGGCCTTTATGCCGTTGAAAGCCCGTTACCATGACGGTAATAAACCCAAAGGATCAAACCCATGGACCTTCATATCGATCTAAGCGAAAATCTAAGCGCTGGTCAGCGCATAGAACTGCACCCTGCAACCGACTATTGGATGCGTGGTGATCGCTATGCCACCGTCATAGCGATTGTAAAACCCCGAGACCGTAAAGGTTTCAGGGTGCCGCGCGTGCGCGTTGAGTTCGACCTTAGCGGGCGTATCCGTATCATCCCGCAATCGTTTATCGGCCAATTGGTTAGCGCCTAGCGTAAGCGTAGGCGATATGAAAGGATCAGTGATATGAATATGACAACCACAGGCCCCTACACGCTTTGGTTGCGGCAAAGCGGGTTTACACAGTGGCATTTTGGCGTAAAGTGTCAGACCATACGCCAGGCACTCGAATGCCAGACCTACACCCGCCTGAAGGCCCCTCACATGGTGTGCCGCATTACCGACGACCGTAATGGCAATGCGTTTGACTGGCATGGGCGCTCCGATGCCGAGGTAATCTCATTGCCCGAACTTGTATTAGATCGCGCCATGGCGGCGCTAGTGGCAGGCCAGCAAGGTGAAAAGGTATCATGAGTATCATGAGTATCAACGTTGGCGGACATGGTAATAACGTTTCGGACGAGTTCTTAACCGAGACATTCTTGGAAGCGCTCGACCTTGTGCTGGATTTGGCTCGGGGGCGATATACTGATGCCGATGTTGAGTGGGATGATGGCATCGAGGCTGCGCTTGAGATTGTGCAGACGTTCATAAATAGAGTAAGGTTTGTGAGATGAACATGTTTCGTGATCTTATAGCGGGACTGGCACTGTTCGCCGTACAGTCACTGTGGGCAGTGCTGGTTCTGCTGATAACAGGAGGGTGCCTGTATATGGCATTATTGGTATTATGACAGTCCGGTTCTCCAAGCGGCACTACGTGGAGATTGCAGCACTGTTACGTGTGCTGCCGTTCTCTACCGACGATCCTTGCACCTATCGGCAGCGCTTGATTGGCGAGTTCGTGAAAGTGTTTCTTGCTGACAATCCGAAATTCAGCCTGCGCATGTTCACCAAAGCAGTGAACCTGTACAAAAAGGATACACCATGAGCAAGGTAAGTAAACAATATCAATGGTTTCAGTTTCATCGTGCCAAGCGCGATCATATCGTGTGGAAAAAACTTCAGGAGCATGTGGCCAAGTGTTTATTGCCCAAGGGGACGCTGTTTTTTGTCGGTGGGACTCTTCGGTACCCTAAATGCCGTGCCGAGGCGCTTATGGTTCTGAAAATCTGGCGTGCGTCTAGAACACCACTATCAGGATTCCATCTAGAGCAATACAAGCGGCTAAAGAAGTATGAAGTGTACTACCCTGTAAAGGGATTGTTTTTCCCGAAATATGAGTACACGGCCGGCAAGGTGGCAAGGCCACGGCGTAAATTCTCCATGGAGAATATCACCTGTGCGTCTGGTATACATTTCTTTTTTGATTACAACCACGCAAAGGTGTTCTGATGCGGGCGTTCCAGCTTGCCATCATATTCATCATACTGTGTGTGATGATCGAGTATTGGCTCGGGCTCGTGCCGGATATACCACGTTAACCAGGTAACACGCCAACCTGGTTAGCGACCCCTAATGGCGTATAGGTGACCTAATGAAAATGAAGAAGCTCTTATCTACCGTGGCTATACTAGCTTTGCTGATATCCCCTGCGTGGGCCGACAGCGAAGATATATTTGGGAGCCATGGCGAACATGGCGAACATGGCGAACATGGCGAACATGGCGAACATGGCCATGGTTATAACCATGGTTATAACGGCCATGATCATGGTTATCATGGCCATGGTGGTCATGGCTCAGGCGGCTCAGGCGGTAATGGAGGTAGCAGTGGTGGTGATCCAAGCGGCGGTTCCCATGGGAGCGGAAGCTCAGGGACCGGTAGTGGAGGCAAGAGCACGACATCTCCTAAGCAACAGCAGCAGCAACAGCAACAGCAATCCAAGAGTAATAATGCTCTCGGCAATTATTTTGCTGGTCTTGCCGTGTGTAATGTGTTTGGCCACCTCGTGGACACGTTCATCGTTGACCGTGGCCAGTATGGCCCATTGGGATATTCCGCAAACCTGCGCAAGCGTACATATGGCGACCAAGCAGCCGTGATCGGTAATTGTCTTGTGCCGTTCATTGGTGGGCTCATTGCTCGTAAGCTCACTGGCGAAAATGAGAACAAGCCGTTGGCGTTCTATACTGATGACTCGTGGATGCGTGTAGCGCACTATTGACAACAGCAAGCCTAAGCCTTGCAAGGTGACAAGGTAAAACTTGTCACTCATGGAAGGCTAATGGGAGAGTAAAATGGAATTAGTGGCGTTCTACGTGATTGTGTGCGCATTACCTACGTGGATAGTTCTTGCAGTACTGTATTACGTGTCGGGCGGTGCAAGCACACGACATGATCGTGACCCGCACTAGGGGGCGCGATGCGGCGAGGTAAACGGAAATTCGCGAGCGGCGGCGCGTTACCGCCGCGGTAACCGGCCCGAGTGGCCATATGAAGAAGGATAAGGATCAGGATCATGACGACAAATACTATCACATTCGAAACCCTCAAGGCGGAAATAGCTGAGTTGGGCCGTCAAGCCGGCGAGGGCAAGGACACACAGATTAAGTTCGATCTGAAAGTGTTCGAAGCCTCATATCAGGGCAAGCTCGATTTGCAGCCTAACAAGCACGCCCCTGACGTAGACGACGCCACCAAGTTGGCCGAAATATATGCCACGTCTCAGAACAAGTCAGTGATCTTCGATGCCAAGGCCCCTAACCAGCAAAAACTCACCGCCACGGTGCGGACTGCCATTAAGATTGGCGGGTACACCAAAGGTGGCACGAATGAGCCGTTGGCCACATGTAATAATCTGGTCAATCTGCGCCAAGACCTCAAGAAAAAGGGCACTAAGGGTCTTGAAGACCCGCATAACATGTTCTTGCGTTGGGCGCGCCAACAACTCAAGCGCGACAAGATGATCGAGGGTGACGAGCTTAAGGCGTTCTGTTATAAACCTGTCACTGAACTGCGCAGCGCTGAGGAAGTTCTTCGCAGCATACAGAAAATTGCCACGAACCTGACCAATGGTAAGGTGAGTAATTGTCCTGATCTGGACAATTCGCCCGAAGTCAAAAGTATTATCACTGCGTGCAACACACGCATCACGAAGATTGTGCAAGCGCGTACAGGAAATACACAGCCGCAACCGCCTGTTCATAAGGTGGCACCGTAATGGGAATGCCCCGAGATAACGTAAAGCAACCCTCTTATAGCTCATGGTGGAAACATCTAAGAGCCAAAGGAAAACGGCAATTTTGGAAGATGGCGCGACGACAACAGAAAACTGTTGCGAAGCGCGATGCGGAAAGCTTTAAATAGCGCGGTTTAGTGCCGCTTGTCCATTGCCTGCGGCATTAGTGCCGGGTGGGAGTTTCTGATCCTTTCGCCCACCCGGCACACGGATTTCACGAAAGGATCAACACTTGAAAGGTGACACATGATAACTTGTTGTAAATGTGGTGTGACTCATGCATCATTTGTTGTTGCTTGTACCGTATGCACGCAGCAGACTATAACACGAAACAATGCGCGTTCTTTTCGAGCCACAGATATTGAAGATTTGGAACTCTCTGTACGAGCAACCACTGGATTACGCAATCTAGGTATCACAACGGTTGGCGAGTTATTGCAATGGACAGTTCTTGATTTATGCCGTTGTCCTAACTTTGGCGCACGGTCTCGGGCCGCAGTACAGGAAGTCTTGGCACGGCAGCAATGTTACTTACGTGACGAGAGCGTAATAGCCCACATGCGTCGTGTTGCAAGCGATAAAGCGCAACGCGGCGAGTGACGAATTATCGCGACGGTAACACCCCGAACGTCGTGGCCTTCAGGGGTACACTTGAAAGGTGACACATGAACCTAAGAGATACATTCCGGCTCGTACAGGCTGATATTCTGGCAGGTAATGCCACGATCATCAAAGGCCCGCCGGGTTTTGGCAAGACCGACATGATGGCCAAAGTGGCCAAATGGCTGGTACAGCAGCATCCCGGAAAGCGTGTTGGGCTGAGTTGTTTCTTCATGGCAACGCAGTCGAGTATTGGCTTCACCGGATTACCGTGGAAAGGTGAAATGGTAGTCGAAGGAAACCGGTATACTATCACAGACCCGGCTATACCACAGTGGTATATTGCCACGGATTTGGCCACTGGTGAGCGGCGTCCTGCGAACCTGTTCGATATAGTCTTGCTGGTCATTGAAGAATGGGGTCAGGGCGATGCCGAAACAAAGCGAGCCGGTGCTGAGGTCTTGCGTGCCGGTGGCACTCCGCCGTGGTATCTCCCACCGGGAAGCCCTAGGATTGCTCTCACGAACGTCGATGCGCGAGATGGCGTCACGAAGGAATTTGATTTTGTTATCGGTCGCCGTGTTGAACGCACAGTCACGCCCGATGTGGATGTATGGATCGAGGACTTCGCAGACAAGCCATACGAGTGGCAAGGGAAAAAGTGGAGTGTGTTACCCGTCACCAAAGCATGGGCGAAGCAGCACCCTGAAATCCTTTTTGAGCCAAAGCCCGAGAAACAAGGGCCGTGGTGCAATCCCCGCACGTTGACAATGGGCGATAGGTTCGTGCAGGTTATGACCGAGATGCATGGCGGCAAAACGCCAGTCAATAGTTCGCTGTTCATGGAAGGATTAGTTGGAACTATCGGTATGGCCGCAACAACTAGCTATGTCGGACATTTGCAGTTTCAGCTTGAGTTGCCGCACTATGAGGACGTGGTGAAAGACCCGATGGGAACACCAGTTCCGACCAAGGCTGACTTGCAGATGCTCATGGCGTATGAACTTGCCGGTCGCGTCAAGACACCTGATCTGGCTCAAGTAATCCAGTACATGAGCAAGAAACCCGGTATGCCGCAGGACATGGCGATTACGTTCGTGAGTAGTCTGTTACGTCGCGACTACAAGACAATCATCAATGAGCCGCCGATGCAGGCATGGATCAGCAAGAACGCCGGTCTTGTGTCTATCATCGCTGGATTGGCGCAGTGAAACGGTATACGTCTGATATCGTAGATCAGTTATTGATTTGGTGTATGACTGATCCGCGGTATCAGGATCGTACAATAAAACCGAAAGGAAAGACCATGGCGCAACGACAATGGACTATTGAGGCAAGGGCTGACTTCGCCGACCCCGAGAAAAACGAAGCCATAACCGAAGCGGTGCGTCGCGCCGCCGTGCATATCAACGCCACGTTGGAGTTATTGTCCGACGGACAGAAACCGCAAGTGGTGGTGTATTCCGATGATTTCTTCACCGGGCATAAGGATATCGCGCTGTTGCCTGATACACTTGGCAAAGCCATACAGGATCATGGCGGCGAGGAACCTGAAAAGGTGTCGGATGAACTCTTACAAGCCATGCGTGATTTGCAGCACGAGAAAAACGAGGAAAAGTCTAAATGAAGGTGAGATATGGTGTGGTTATAACACCACTACGTCGCTCTATCATCAACTCTTATGTGCAGAAACGCACCCATAGCGGCGTAAAATACCAGTCGTTTCAGAGTTGGGTTGAGCTATGCCAGTGGGTAAATGACTTTGAGAGGTTCATGTGCTGTGGGTACAAAAGCGCGCAAGGGCAAGGAGCACAGGATACTGCGGCGAAAGATGATAGCCGCGTATCGTAGACGATGTAACGTCTGGTCTATGACCTATTTGCCCGACATGCCCGAGGCGCAATGGAAGCAGTTTGAACAATGGGTTCGAGACTACGGGGCGCGACCCGGCGAGGTTACCGCAGCGGTAAAACTTTTTACTTCGGCAAGGATCAAACGATGACTGACTTACCGAAACAAGTTCTCGCTCAAGCTGTGCTCACGCCCAAGCAAGAGGAAGCTTGGGAGAGCACTGTGTCAATGATGGCATGGACAGCGCCAGGGTTTCGGCACATATGGTACAAGATGCTCGCCGAAAACCACAATGTGGGCGGGTCTAAATACGTTGCCATGATGTCGCCTGATGTCGATATAGCCGCTACAGATGGCAAAAACATCATCATCAATCCTGAAAAGTATTTTGAGTTCAACCTGCATGAGCGCGTGTTCATAGCGGGACATGAGATTATTCACAACGTTTATGGTGATGTAGAATTGCTGTATCGTTGCCGCCAAGCAGGGCAGGTGCCGATGAATGACGGCACGAGCTTGCCATTTGACGAAGCCACCATGCAGAAGGCCATGGATTTGCGGATCAATGCACTTTTGAAAAAGAGCAAAATTGGCAGAGCGCCAAAAGTTGGACACTTCGATGACAGCATGGATGGCAGCGAAAGCGTGCTGGACGTGTATCAAAAAACGTACAAGAAGAAACCCGAAAGCGAACAAGGTGACGGCGAGGGACAAGGACAAGGTAATCCGGGAGGATTTGACAACCTGATGCAGCCGGGACAAAGCATGGGGCAGACCCCGAGCCAAGCCGCAGCACAGCGTAATCCGCAGCAGTGGGCGGTTGCGCTTGCAGCAGCGCAGACAATCGAACAGGCTAAAGCTCAAGGTAAAATGGCAGCAGCTTTGAAGCGCATGTTCAAGGACTTGCTTGAGCCGGAAGTCTATTGGCTAGACCATATCCAGACTATCATCAACCGTGTTGGTTCCAGTGGCGGTTGGGATTGGAAGCAACCGGATGAATGGTTCATTGGCCGGGATATTTATCAGCCACGCAAAACAGGCAAGGGGGCGGGCTGGATTGTTATATGGGGCGATACCTCAGGGTCGCGCGGCGACAACGAGATTGCGTCTAATATGGCCGAATTGGCTGGTATCATGGAAGACGTAAATCCCGCGCGTTTGACTGTACTGTGGTGTGATGCCAACGTAGATTACGTTGACGAGATCACGGATATATCCGACTTGGCGCATATTCAAGCGCGTGGCGTGAGCGGCGGCGGCGGTACAAGCCAACACCCTGTATTCGACTGGATTGCAAACCAGATGGACAAGCCCGACATGTATATCGGGTTTACCGATGGCTATGTGGACTTCCCCAAGGAACCGGCGTTCCCGGTGATCTGGGCGAGCAGTACGGATAAACCGTACCCGTATGGTCAAGTGGTGCGAGTGAACAAGAGGACACAGCAGCCATGAGCGAACAAGAACGCACAAGATTTCGGTCGTTTGCCGAGCGCTATCTGATCGAGCGCGCTAAAACGTTCCATACAGAGGAAGAATTGGAAGACGGTTGGAAAGCCATTGAAGATGCCAAGAAACTCTACGTAATGGTAGAGAGTGCTGGTTTGCAGATGTTTCCATTCGTTCCAGAAACTGATCTCAAACAAAGTGCTATGCAGGCTAAGACGCCTAGCTCAATGGGACAATCTATCCCGCCGTCTTCGTGGTTCAAACCCTAAAGTAAAGGATAACCTCAATGGCACGTCGTCGTAAACCTGGTGATATAGTGAAACCGCTTGATGCCGCGTTCAATAATCTCAACGCAGTGGAACGTGCTGTTGCTAGCACGATGGTAGATGTTACTTTTTCAGTATGGGATATGGCCCACTGGTTATGGCCGCTTGAGATTGTGGAGAAATTATCCGATGCTTTTCCGTACACCAAATCACCTTACAAAATAAATGCGCAGGAAAAGGTTATTGTGCCCTGTAATGGCGCTCTGTCGATGGTTTGTGATTTCAACATTAATTTGGATAAATGCGGGATGTGTTGTCCCGATACCGGACATGTTTCTATGCAGCCGGGACATGATAATATTATTAAGACCCTAAAAAACGTATATGATATTCACTTGAAATTTGAACAAGTTAGGCGGGTACTCCGGTGGTTGAACAACCACGCCACGCTAGGAGCCACACGAAATTATTTTCCATCCGTTGTGGCCTTATTGCCCACAACTCATGCCATACATCAAGTACACGGCAACAACTTTCGTGAACCAATTGAACCAATGGGGACTATTGCGGCAGACATGCGCGAAGCCGGCTTAACAATGGCGAGTGCGCTGTTATGCCAGCGGGATCACCCGTCCAAACGTGACGTTGTAGTGACATTTATGACTACGCGTACCGATACGGAGCCGGGTCAATCCGGTAGTAATATGTCGGACTATTTCGGATTAATTTGACTTTAGGGGTGAACTGGCGTAAATTCTCCCGGAATTTACGCCAAAACCCCAGGGGATGTAAGTGGGAATTCTCTTTCTAGATTTCGAAACATATTACGCACAGGAATATTCACTCTCACATATGACACCGCCCGAGTACATCTTGGACCCAAGGTTCGAGACTATCGGGTGCGCGGTCAAGCGGGATAATGAACCGTCATTCTGGGTAGACGGACCCGACTTCGCAGCCTTCCTGAAAACGGTGGACCCGGAGGTTACCACGACGGTAACATTCAACGCGCTTTTTGATAATTGTATCTTGGCGTGGCGTTATGGCTTTGTGCCGGCGAGGATGCTTTGCTCGATGCGCATGGCGGCGACATTGCGTGGGCACATGCTTGATGGCGTAAGCCTTAAAAAGGTTGCAGCTACGCTAAAATTAGGCGTGAAAGGCGATACGATTGCCAATGTCCGTGGGATGCGGCGCATGGATATTATGTCTAATCCGGCGCTGTGGGCCGCATATCAGGCATACGCCAACAACGACAACGAGTTGAGTGCAAAGATATTTGACTTGTTGTTGCCGGAGTTCCCGCACTCCGAGCGCAAGGTCATGGATAAGGTCTTACGATGCGCCGTGGTGCCGAAATTTGAGATAGACGAGCCGATGCTCAAGCAGCATCTGGGTGATTTACAAGCCGACAAGGTGAAACTCCTCGAAGAAGCAGCAGAGCGCCCATTACCTACCGAAGCCGATCAAGAAGCGTTCGCGAAAAACCTTCGCAGTTCAGCGTTGTTCGAGACACTCTTAAAGGCGCGCGGTGTGGATATAGAATACAAACCAAGCCAAACAGGTGGCCCCGACATTCCTGCGTTCGCCAAGACCGACGAGTTTATGAGCAACCTTTTGGAGAACGAAGACCCAGTAGTAGCGTCATTGGCGGAAGCTCGTCTAGGTGTACGCAGCACGATTGAAGAAAGCCGGGGGGAAAGGATACTGCGCATATCAGGTATGCAGTGGCCGAGTGGACGCCCGCTGATGCCGATACCGCTTCGCTACAGCGGTGCGCATACGCACAGGTTGTCCGGTGACTGGCTTGTCAACATGCAAAACCTGCCGAGTGGTCGTGGCGCTAAAAAATCTAAATTGCGCAAGGCGCTTATCGCCCCGGTTGGTCACAAGGTGGTAGTCGCAGACCTAGCACAAATAGAGTGCCGAATAAATGCATGGTTGTGTGGTCAGAAGGACTTGCTGGAACAATTCGCTAACGGCCAAGACCCATACGCGCTCCTTGCGTCACATGTGTTCGGTTTTGCAGTGGACAAAAAGGTTCACTTGCTGGAACGGTTCATTGGCAAAGCGGGTGTGCTTGGCCTAGGATTTTATTGCGGAGCCACGAAGTTCTACAACATGGTGCTGAGGTCGGCGCGCAGCATGGGAATGGATATGACCGCGCTGTTAAAGGTGTGGAATGAACCGCTGGCCCAACGAACGGTGTACGTTTACAGGAACCAAAACCGTGCCATTGTAAATATGTGGAAGCGCCTGGAAGACGTTTTGGACACCGCATGGTCTGGCAATGGGCCAGCCGTGAAGGTAGGCCCGTGTATCGTGGGGCATGGATATGTCGAAGGGCCTCTTGGTCTCCGCATGAAGTACATGGTGTTGCCGAAGCGCGACCACGAATGGTATTACCGCTATGGTAACCGCGTTTACAAAATGTATAGCGGGAAGTTTCTCGAAAACCTCGTGCAGTTTTTGGCGAGAATAGTCATTATGCACGCAGCGCTACGCATATCAGACCGCGGTTATACATTCGCCTTACAGTCACACGACGAGCTAGCGTTCATTGTGCGCGATGAAGACGTAGACAATGCCAAAAAGATCGTGTATGAGGAAATGACACGTCGCCCCTCATGGGCACCGGATTTACCTCTGCAAGCTGAAGTTGGAGGCGGGCAGTCATACGGGGACGCAAAGTAACATGCCGTACATTAGTGCAGAAACCAAGATCGCGATTGACGAGCGGGGGATGAAGGCCGTCAGGAACGCTGGCGACCTGAATTATCTCATCACGACGCAATTGATACGGTTTTGGGAGCGCGACAAGCGCTATCTCACTATATGTATCATCATTGGTACGCTGGTGTGTGCAGCATTTGAGTTCTACCGGCGCGTTGCCGCGAAGTATGAGGATGAAAAAATCAAACAAAATGGGGATGTATATCCGTGAGCATTCTCATTACAGGTGGCGCAGGTTATATTGGAAGCCAGATTGCGTGGACACTGGCCGATGCCGGTATACCCGATAATGTGGTAGTGCTGGATCGTCTCGACAAAGTACCTTGCAATCTCCCCACTGGCGTAAAAACAATAATGGGAGACATAAATGATCAAGATTTAGTCGCGAAAGTGATCCGGCAAAACAATATTGATAAGATCATACACTGTGCGGCCGTAACATCAGTCCCGCAATCGGTTAAGTTACCATTCTGGTATTACCAAAATAACGTCTGTAATACACATATGCTGCTGTCTGTAGCAGTTCGGTTGAGGGTCAAGCAATTCATCTTTTCATCGTCATCGGCTGTGTATGGTGATCCCGAGTTCGTTCGTCCGATGAAAGAGGATGACTCCCTGCGGCCTATGTCACCCTACGGCTGGTCAAAGCTCATGGGCGAGCAAATCATCAAAGACACCGCCAAGGTATATGGGTTTAACTACGCCATTTTGAGATTTTTCAATGTAGCCGGGGCCGACCCGCAGATGCGAACAGGGCCGACTCTGTATAATTCGGGGATGATATTCAGGGTCGCTTGCGAGACAGCCTTGGGGCGTCGCCCGATGTTCGATATCAAAGGAACCGACTATCCTACACCAGATGGCACGGCGGTACGGGATTACGTCCATGTAGCCGATGTGGCCCGAGCGCATGTGGATATGTTGGAGCAAGGGATCGGGAAAAACTTAATCCTGAATGTGGGATGCGGCCACGGGTATTCGGTAAGAGAAATTCTAGGCGCGCTAGAAGCCATTCAGGGAGCCGGTAGTATCCCGTTTCGGTTACAAGAGCGCCGCCTAGGTGACCCCGCCAAAGTGATCGCTGACGTATCCGCCCTCAAACAATTTGGATGGACTCCGCACCATGATATTAGAACAATCGCCCTCCACGCCCTCCGATGGGAACGACACCTCGATCCCGAACGTGACTGACATTACCGCGGCGGTAACCGAAGAATTATCGATCCCGGATTTTCTCTTGCGCAATCCGGATAATTCGTTTAAGCATCCTAACGCGCAAGTACCAGGAGTATCCTATGACCGACCTGTTGTTGATGGCCATATTTCTTTTGATGGTAATGGCCATATTGCACAAGATCGTGTGGCCGCGGCGGTAGACGAGTTCAAGGAACGAGAGAAACAGAAAACTCGCGCGCGTATATCAAAAATGAAGTCTCGCCTCGCAGATAAAGCCGCTGTACGAGCCGGCAAGAAGTGGGACGGAGTAAATGGAGGATGGAAATGAGTGAAATTATGATAGGTGCCCCACCGATTGGTGAGTTGGAACAAGAATTTCTTGATTTTCACGCCGCTAATCCACAGGTGTATACCTATGTCAAACGCTATGCCGCCGCCGCGCGTAGTGTAGGCTATACAAAATTCGCTATCGCATGTATCTGGGAGCGCGTGCGTTGGGAACTTATGATTACAACCGTAGGGGCGGAATTTGTGTTGCCTAACAACCATAGAGCATACTACGCTCGTCTTCTTATGAGGGATGATCCTTTATATGAGGGATTTTTTCGCATTGCTATGTTGCGTAGTATACACAAAGAAGCAGTAGATCGGTATGGGAGGGTTATATGAAGATTTATCTCGCAGGCCCAATGCGCAATATCCCGAATTTCAACTTCCCGGCTTTTGATTATGCAGCCGCAAAGTTACGAGACGAAGGCCACGAAGTATTCTCCCCCGCCGATCATGATCGTCAGCAAAACGGCGACGAGATTGGGAACAATCCAACTGGGGATGAAAGTGAAGCCACAAAAACGTTTGGATTTTCTTTGCGACGTGCGCTAGCAGCGGATACAGCTTACATTTGCCGTCAGGCGGACGCCATTGCGTTGTTACCAGGATGGGAAAAATCCAGTGGTGCCAGCGCGGAATATGCCCTCGCCCGGTGCTTGGGCCTTACGATTATCATTCTAGGAAAGGAATACACTCATGTCGCCTGAAGTAGTACAACGCGCGCAGGCGCGCGCGGATCAAAATGTCGCGGCGGCGAGTGCGCCGCGTCCGTCCGCCGAGATTACCGGCCGCCTGATCGACCACTTAACAAGCGCTCAACGGAAAGAGTATCCGATGGCCACGGGGCTGCTGGATTACTTTCCCGATGCCCTCGCCCTTGTGTCGCATGTGAGTTATCTGGGCAATCAGAAGCACAACCCCGGTGAACCCCTGGGCTGGTCGCGTGATAAGTCAGCGGATCATGCTGATTGTGTTATACGCCATATGAGCACCCGCACCGACTATGATGGCAAGGTGTTACATTTGGCCGAGGCGGCGTGGCGCGTATTGGCCGAGTTGCAATTGGCCCTTGAGAAGAAATATAATCTTGCACCGCCCCGAGGTGCCAAATAGGATTTGTTACCGTGACGGTAATATCTGATAGGACGCGGGCCGAAATGGAAGCCGGGGCCTTGGCGGTTGCCAAGGCTGCTGGCAAAAATAGTTTGCCGCCAGGATACATGGAAGCCTTGTTAAAGACACAAGACAGACACAAACTATTCCGGCAGTGGGAACGAGAGGGGAAAATACATGTGAACCGTGTTGCAACACATAGTCCGTATATAGACCCAAGCGATGGTATGCCGCCCGTACAATGGCGTACAGTGGTACGTGTCTTATCCCGCACCCGCAAAGAGTACGCTACTTTCACCGATGAAATTGCCGAGGCTGCCGGCGGTTTCCCCAGTGAAGTCCTAATCGCGAATATCGCCCTTGCCCTTTCTGCATGTGGAGAAATCTGATGGCTAAAGAATGGGCGTGGAGCTATTCCAAAAAGAAAAACTTTGATACTTGCCCCAAGCGGCATTACGAGGTGGACATACAAAAGAATTTCGTCGAGGACAGCGAACAGCTAACGTGGGGTAACAGTGTTCACGCGGCACTCGCCAATGCCTGTACGGGGAAGCTTCCTTTGCCCGCCACTATGTCGGAATATCAGCCATGGGTGGAGCGTGTTCAAGGTGGTGCCGGTACATTGCTGGTCGAGCAGAAACTGGCGATTACGCGGGATTTTCAACCTTGTGAATGGTTCAGTCATAAAACATGGTTGCGCGTAGTAGTTGATATCTTGCGCATAGACGACATAGTTGCGCGTGCAATAGACTGGAAAACAGGCAAAATGGTGCATGATAGCATCCAACTGGCGCTCAATGCGCAATGTATCTTTTCGCACTATCCGAAGGTGCGCCGGATCAAGACTGAGTATGTGTGGCTACAAGAGGCGTGTACGACGCCTGAGGTATTCAACCGCGGCGATATGGCGCGACTGTGGACCGGCCTTCTACCGGAAATCAACGCGATGGAACAAGCCGCAAAAACCTTGACGTATCCACCAAAACCCGGTAAATTATGTTTCAAGTGGTGTCCAGTTAGCAGTTGTCCCTTTCACGGCAAAAGCAACCGATGAACAAGATACTCATATGCGGGAAAACGGGGTCGGGAAAGACAACGTTGGCGCGGGAGCTATCCCGGCTGTTGGCGGCGACAGTCTTTGACGGCGACGACATACGAAACGCCTACCCTAATCCGCTAGGGTTTGAGCACGAAGATCGCTTGTTGCACGCAGAGTTCATGGGAAAACTCTGTGACGCGGTTGTTACCGCCGGCGGTAACGTGATCGCTTCTTTTATATGTCCGACCGAGGCTACTCGTCTGTTGTTCGATAAAGGACCACGTAAGGCGTTCGTTGTGTGGATAGATCGCCGAGGCGACGGTGAGTATCCTGACAGCGACAAACTCTGGCAATCCCCGTCGCATTACGATATGCACGTAACACAGCACGGTGCTCCTATTTACTGGGCCAACAGAATTTATGAAGCTCTCATTCCCGCGTTCAATCCGATGACGCCTACGGGATTGTTCATTGGCCGGTATCAGCCTTTCCATGAGGGCCATAAAAAGCTGATCGAGGAAGGTCTCAAGAAATATCTTCAAGTGTGCATTGGGGTGCGTGACACTTCTCCGTCGTTCCCGTTTTATGCGGTCAAACAGCGGATCGAGATTGCATTGAATGCATACTGGGGTAGGTTCACGGTAATCCCGCTCCCAAATATCATCAGCGTTCTGCATGGACGTGACGTGGGTTGGAAGGTGGAACACATCGACCTGGATGCCGACACAAAGGCGATATCGGCTACACAAATTAGGCGCGACGCGGCGATGTCATAGGGGACATTCCATGGTCGTGATGACAATAAAAGAATTCGAAACCGCACTTCACAATGCCCCAGTGGGCGGAAAAATTCTGTACTACACTGGGCTGTTGATATTGGATCGTGAAGTAGGCCGCCAATTTGCCGCTATCCATGCCATTGGCACAGCAGCGTGGGAAGCGTATAAAGCCGGCAAGGTAACACTGGTGCAGAAATCGCTCCCATGTTTTGGTGCTGAGTATTATGCTGTGAAACTTTCGGGGAAACGAAATGACCGAACCTCCGCGCGTAAACCCTTATCACTTCGCTGGTAAGTGGTATTGGTACGACGAGACCTATGACATTCATGGGCCATATAAGTCGCAGCATCTCGCCTTAACAGACCTGCTCAAGTACATGTACTGGCTGGACCACGGGCCAACGGTCTGGCAGCGAATATGGTGGCCGATCCGAAGGTTTCTCAAGGACGAGAGCACCATATTCCTCACACGGCGAGACAACCGCCATGACCCCTGAGGGTAAAATAAAAGCAATGGTAAAGCGCGGGCTGGATAAACTTCCCCGCGTTTATCGCTTCATGCCGGTGCAAAACGGGATGGGTGCGCCTGGATTGGATTTTTTTCTATGCATCAATGGTGTATTTGTGGCCATTGAAACCAAGGCACCGGGAAAGAAACTCACCCCCCGACAGGAAACCACCATGCAGGAAATTTGCGCCGCCGGTGGATTTGCATTTATGATCGATAGCCAAGAGCGCTGTGATGCGGTTATGGTTCTATTGAGCTATCTATGCCAATCATCGTAAGCCAGAAGAACCAAGCGCTGGTCGTACCTCCGCACCCCGGCGTGCTCTCCATGTTCCCGAATGAACCGATGTTACCAGACGGTAACAAGGTGATCCATCACGGGATGAGCGAGACGTTGTTACTGCGACACCTGGGGTTTCCGGTTCCCAACCCGATGCGGCTGTATTACGACTGGCGCAAGGGAAAACCGTTCGCCGTACAGGAGAAGACCTGTGAAATGCTCACTGAAAATCCGCGCGCATATGTGCTCAATCACATGGGGACAGGTAAAACTAAGGCTGCTCTGTGGGCATGGGATTATCTTAATTCTGCTGGTCTCGCCAAAAAACTGTTGGTGGTGGCACCGCTCTCGACTCTCAACTTCGTCTGGGCACGCGAGGTATTCGTCACACTTCCTGGCCGCACTTGTCAGGTTCTGCATGGATCGAAGCAAGATCGACTGGACCGCCTGGGAATTGATGCTGACATATACGTTATCAACCACGATGGTCTCAAAGTCATCCAATCCGAACTCCAAGCGCGGGCTGATATCGACACCCTTGTTTTGGACGAACTCGCCGTATACCGAAATAATTCGGACCGGTCTAAAAAAATGCGGAAGTTTGCGGCGCGTTTTCCTATCGTATGGGGTATGACCGGCGCTCCGATGCCAAACGAGCCTACCGACGTGTGGGCACAGTGCCGTATTATCACTCCCAATCGTGTACCGGAATTTCGCAATCGCACGCGCGACATGCTGATGAATAAGGTCTCACAATACGTATGGCGACCAAAGCCTGATGCTGTAGACAAAGCATTCCAGATGATGCAGCCGAGCGTGAGATATTCTCTTGACGACGTAGTGGAATTGCCTCCGTTGATATCCCGCACAATCGATGTACCGCTGACGCCCGAGGCTGAGGTAGTCTACAAACGAGTATCTACCGCCATGAAGGCGATGGTAAAGGACAAGACGATCAACGCCCAAAACGCCGGGGCGGCGATGAATAAACTCTTACAGATTGCGGGCGGATGGGTCTATACCCGGCGACCGGAGTTTGTCCGTCTTGATCCAACCCCGCGCATACTTGCTTTAACAGATTTGATATTAAGCGCCGAGCACAAGGTTCTGGTAGCCATTCCGTACCGGCATATTATCGAGGGGATTAGCAAAATCTTCAATATGAAGGAAGTTGGGATCGACCATGCCGTGGTGCATGGAGATACACCTGATCGCGACAAGATTTTTAACCTGTTTCAGAATACCGACAAACATCGAGTGCTGCTCGTACACCCACAATGTGTAGCGCATGGCGTGACGCTTACCGCTGCCGATACTACGATTTGGTATTTACCAATTACTTCATTGGATATTTACGATCAATTCAATGCGCGCTTCCGGCGCGTGGGACAACAGCACAAACAACAGCTTTTGCACTTGCAAGCCACGCCAATAGAGCGTAAGACCTATCGCATGTTGCGAGAGCATCAAAAGTTACAAAATGCTTTCCTCCAACTTGTAGAGGATGCAACAGGAGACACACCGTGATGGACGATATGAACAAGCGGACCGCGCAATATGTCCAGGTTCGGGACGCTCTCAAACGTCTTGCCGAAGAATACGACGCAAAAAAGAAGCCGCTTCAAGACCTGCTTGATAGGCTTGAGGGGAAAATTTCATCTTTTCTTGACGCTAATGGAGTAGATAGTATCAAGACAGAAAGTGGGACAGCGTATCGCTCGACGCGGTATAGCGCTTCACTGGCGGACCCCGACGCCTTTATGAGATATGTAGTTGACAACCAGCAATTCGACCTGCTCGACCGGCGTGCAAACGTAACGGCAGTGAAGGCGTTCGTTAAAAAGAACAACGCGCTTCCCCCTGGCGTTAACATGAGCGCCACGCAAACCCTCGGAGTGCGACGCGGGGGAGCCAAAGAGAAGGACGAATAATTACCGTCGCGGTAACAGCCTATGCAGAACAGACTAGGAGATACCAATGGGCCAAGAAGTTGCAATACCGGACTGGGCAAAAGCCGGTCCGTCTCCGGCATTTGCATCACTTAATCCGCAAGACGATAACCTGTCAGAAGGTATCGGCCAGTCGTATCCGGTAATCGGATACAAGGGTAAGGTGTGGTCGCTGCGGCACCGCGGCGAACGTCACAACTTTATTCGTCTCGACGATGGTTCGCCGTCTAGCTACATCGATGTGGTGATCCTCGGACAAGCGAAACAAAAGTCGAAGTCTTTTTATAAGAAATTCGATCCGAACACATCGGAAGGTGACCGTCCTATCTGCGCATCTCTTGATGGGATCAAGCCAGACGCGGACGTGGCTCAAAAACAGTGCGATAACTGTGCCCTGTGCCCGCGCAACGAATGGAAAACCGATCCGGTGACCGGCCGAAAAGGCCGCGAATGTACGGATTACAAGCGCCTTGCGGTTCTCATTCTGCCGACCCAGACTAAGGCGATCCTCGGGGAGCCGCTTTTGGAGCCTTGTTTCCTTCGTGTACCGCCAGCTTCGTTGAATTCTCTGGCGGTCATGGGAGATAACATGGCGGCTCAAGGGTTACATTTTTCAACGTATATTACCCGGATCAAGTTCGATCCGAACGAAGCGCACCCGAAGATGATTTTTACGCCGCTGCAAGGTCTCACCGAGAAAGAAGCGCCTATCATTCTGAAGATGCGACAAGACCCTACGGTGGGGCGGATTACTGGCGGCGATATATCCATAGGTGGAGTATCGACCCTCACGGCCGCCCCTTCCATGCCCGCTTTATCTCAGCAAGTGGCCCCGACAGGTGGACCTGGGATTGGGATGGTGATCGAAGGATCAGTTTTACAGACGCAGGTTACCGTCTCAGCGCCCAAGGCATCTGCCCCGCCTGCTACACCAAATGGCAGTACATCCACCCCAATTTTACAGGTGGGATCAAGTGTACCGAACAAGGAACCGGGGAGCGTCGATACAGGTTTTGGTGGTGTGCAAAGTGCGCCCCCGGTCAGTACCAACTTACCTTCGGTTGTGGCAGCGCCGGCCCCAACCCCTTCTGTCTCTGATGCGGGAGCGCCAGAGGCAAGCGATGATGATCTAGATGCACGGATTGCAAACTTGATCAAGACCTCGTAAAGGTCTTAAATGTCTACCCCATTTGAGTTCATGTCGCGCGTGGTGGCGTGGCCAGGACCTGACGGTCCTGGCTACGTTAACATTCATTGGCTTGCTCCTGATATCAAAGCTATGCCGGGCCGTGCGTTCAAAGACCTCAAAAAAGCGATGGACTTTGTTCAATGGGCGACGGTCCATCACGAACGTATTCCTGACATATATTTTTGTCTCAGCACACAGGCCCTACCTGGTGGTTTATCGAAATCGGGGTATTTGAAGGCTTCGCGCGGTGTAGTAGGCGCGAGAGAACTGAAAGCGATCTGGGTGGACGTAGACGGCAACAAACCGAACCATCCTGAGAAGGGCTACCCCACAAAAGACGCCGCGCTCGTAGCAATCTTTGAATTTGTGCAAGCCAGCGGCATCGCGCCGCCAACTGCGCTCGTAGATAGCGGCAACGGGTTTCACGTCTACTGGATCAGCGACACACCGCTCACAGTGGCCGAGTGGCGGAAGTATGCCGAGGGCCTGTCTGCTCTCGCAAAGAAACACGGCCTTATCCATGATCCGGTTACGACCGACGCTGCACGGGTACTCCGCGTCCCTGGTACATTCAACCGCAAAGATAAAACCAGCCCTAAGCCTGTTGTTCTGAAAGCGTTATCAGGCCACGATTTGAATTTCCCGGTTGATCTAGCTCTATTGCCACCGCTGGCCGCGTCGATTACCGCCGCGGTAACAACACAAGCGGCGGCCCCGTTCGATCTGAGCGCGTTTAAAGG